AGGACTGTGTTGTGGGGGATGTTTGGATTGGGTGGTTTAGGTACATATGAAAAACAAAAAGGATTGACGAAATGAGTATGGAGGAATTTGTAAAAGAGATTACGATAGATGAAGGTGTAAAGCATGAGATCTATCTTGATCATTTAGGTTTACCTACTACTGGTGTAGGGCATCTTATTACTGAGTGGGATGAAGAATATGAAAAGCCTGTAGGTACTCCTGTATCTGAGGAGCGAGTACAACAGCTATTGAAGAATGATATTCATGTTACTATTGAGGAATGTAAAGTTCTTTACGATGACTTTGATGATTTGCCACAAGATGCACAACATATCATTGCCAACATGATGTTTAACTTGGGCAGACCAAGACTAAGTAAGTTTAAAAAGATGAAGAAAGCAGTCGATCAACGTGATTGGTATGAAGCTGCATACGAAATGACACACGCAAAGTGGTGTAAACAAGTACCAACTAGGGCATTACGTCTTATTCAACGTATGCAAAACGTACAAACATAAAGCATATTCTAGGGTACAATCATACTAGAGGGGGTCGTTCCCCCCTCTGTATGGCTCTTAAATCAAGACTTTTTTTCCACATAATACATTACAAGCTGACTTCTGCCTGCTTTTCCCTTACGTGTGTCACCATTACGTGTAATCCATCCTTTTTTCTCAAGTTGTGCATATCTTGGTGTGATACTTCCCTCTCGAAAAATATTATTTGGATATAAACTATTTAGTTTTGTAAATACTTCATCATGAATAGCACCTGCTTTTCCGTGTAACATGATTGCTTTGAGAACTAATTGTTCTAATCTATTTGTGTTCATCGCTTCGGCAGCTTCCCACGACGTTTTGGGGTCGTGGGTTCGTGCCTTCGCATCACTAGAATGGTACTTCATCTATATCCTCCAATGCTTTGTGGTTGATTGATCCATTGTCATCACTGACTCTTGGTGTGCTGTCACCGATTCTGCCTGACAGAAACTTTGTATTGCCATCATTCGATACAGTTTTCCAACAAGCTAACCTACGTTTTTCTTGGTTAGGTAGTTGGATAGGACCACTGAAGTCTGGTGCTTTCTCGTTTTGAGATTTGTCATTCTCATACAGTGTGCCAACTTTGACATACAAGTCACGTGCCGTACCACCATCAGGCAGTGAAGCTTTGATGATTACTAATCTGTGTTCATCACCATTGCTATTGATCTTGCCTTGCACAAGCAGACTTTCATCTGCTCGTGGTTTGAAGAAGCTACCTCTATCTGTGTTATCATAATCCATCGTCATCATCTCCTTTTGCTATTGGTTTGGTTATAGTTATGCTTGGTTTACTTGCTTCATTACCATCATCATCTTCAGATGGTAAACCATACACAGCTTGTAGTGTGTATCTCTTTGCATATGTAATAGCTGATCCAATCTTCTGTGGATTCTCCATGTTAGCTTGAGATAGAATGATTGGTAGCTTTGATACATATGTACTATCATCAGCTATGTGACGTACAGTTGTAACAATTACAATATCTTTTTGATAGTTCTTTACCTCAATCTCTTGTGTAAAGAACAAGCCAAATTGATTGCCTTGATTTACAGCAGTGATAACTGACTCAAGAGTTGAGTAGTTACTTCTGAAGTGTGGATTCTTGCCATCTTTCTTTGCAGTAACAGCAAGTTTTTGGAACTCAAGCATACCACTAGCCAAGTTATATTCTTTACTAGGTGTCGGCTTTTTGGTATTAGGTTTAGTATCTGTCATGTGTAACCTCCATTATACAGATAGGTGATAGGGTGAGTTGGGTCTACTCACCCTTTTTCTTTACTATGCGAATTGACCCTCGCTTATCTCGCTTGATGGATAGCAAGTCATTGTATATTTCTGCTTCATCAGGCTTGATCTCTTCTTTCAAATACTTTTTTGCATTGACAAATTTTTCATATGCTTCTTCATTTTCAAGATACGTATTGCAGTGTGTGGCAAAACTGTTGCTCTTTGATACATCTCGCTTTGTCTTCCCATTGATAGGTATATTGTCTTTGATTGTTTGACTTGTTCTAATATAAACATCTTCAGGTTCTTGTCTGTGTACGACATATTCCCAAAAGGCTTTGATCTTATCAAGCATATCATCATGATACTCTTTGCTACTGTCTATGATAACAGCATCATATCTATTGCCAAGTATCACAGATAATAAACATTGCTTTGCTTTGGATAGGTAAAGATAGAACTGTATCTGTGGCATATAGAAATCAGTTACCTTCTCTATAGTATTCATACCATGTGTATGTTTACACTCGATAATCATATTGTTTTCTTTGTCATAGCCATCAACAGTACCTTGCAGTTTGATGCTGCCATACATAAATTCAAATGCTTTTTGTGCAGACCATGAATAATCAAATGCTCTTTGTGACCACATCAAATTAAAGTTCTCTGTCTCAGTGCCAAGCTGAACATGAAACTCATGTGACAAATCAACACGACCAATCTTACCTGTTTTGATTTTGTATAATTCATTCCACTTACCTGTCATAAGAGATACCATATCAGAACCTCTGATATAGTCTTCAGGATGTGGTGATACCCTTAGTTCTACTGCCATTGCAACCTCCATTTCTTGCTATCAGCATATCATTTTTATGTAATGTTATCAAGTAGTTAGTATGAATAATTTCTATTATTTGCAGTCAATCCTGCAGGATGAACATGATCATCTTTATCTGCATTGAATACTATGTTTTTATAGTAATCCATATAACTAGTTAGTTTCACATATCCGTATCTGTCACGATCAGATACTTCTACTGGCACATCTTCAAATCTTTCTTCCATTTTATTCTCCTTCTTTTTTTGATTCTTTGATTGCTTGTGCTAAATCAAATATATAATTATCAAGTGTTCTAAATTCCAAACCTTGTTTTTCTAATTCATTTTGAAAATCTTCTACATTCATGCTTGTAACTTTAGCTAATGCGGATTTAATTTTATTTCTTTCTTCTTTATCGATTGGCATATTATACTCCTTTGGCTGATAGTAATTGTTGTGACACTGACTCAACCAATGACTTGCGATAGTACAGCAATGGCTGAACAAACTCATAGATCTCTGCCAGTGATGGGAAAAACTTACTCTTCAAACAGATCTGGTCACAAGCATGACGAAGTATGTCGGCAGGTATATGTGACAGCTTGTCTGCATAGACACGTGCTTTGAGTGCCATATCTTTTTCTGTTAGTGCTGATTGCTTTGTGGTGCATACCATGACTTCGACTATCCATTTCTCAATGTTCTTTGTATCAGCAGTAGTCATAGCATTTTCCATAGTAGCAACAATATCACTTTCACGATCAATGTAATTTGCATCTACTGTTATTGGATCAGGCATTTCCCATCTAAAGAATATGTATTGATTGTTGACACGTTCATTTATCTTGCAGTTCAGTAAAGATTCTATGGTAGAACGAATCTGTTTCGTGTGTTCGTTTGGTTTGGCTGAGTGTCGTTGCACGATTTCGTTTGCGATGTAATTGTTTTTCACACCATTTGCAATACTCTTGATCCCAGTTGGATCTACAATACTGGTTCGTAATGTAGAAATGTTTGAAGTATTTAGTTTCTCTGCCATGGTTAACCTCCTTGTATTTGTCCATGATATCTTGGCTTGGTTGCCAATCTTTAGTAAGTGCTTTCATTGTAGTTGCTCCAGTATTCATTCCAAAGATCAACTGCAATGTCATCACATAGGTCTTTCTCTGATTGGAACTTTGGTTTCATGTTGTAGTTGATGAATCTTTTTACTTGTGACACATCCTCTGACTCAGATACATGACGTTCCAATCCCTCGATAGATACTACTTTGTCGTAGTAATCTTGTAGTTGTTTCTTTACATTACCCATCTTTACCTCCTTCTAATAATCTCATTTGCATATCGGTAATACGTTGAGGCAAAACTATATCTTGATCACACTTGTTACAGCACCTGCCACTTGCTATTGGCTCTGCACTATTGCCTTGATCCCAATACATTTCACCATCACTAGTATAAAGTTTTTCTATTTCATTTTTGCATATGATACATATCATTTAATAAGATCCTCCATTATTTTATCAGGTATTATGGCAACCCATCTTGGGTCACCAGTTTTACGTTTATACAAAGCAATGTCTCTTCCTTCTAACACTTTGAAAACACTAGGGAATTTATCCACTGCTCTATACTTTACTTCAACAACATACTCTTTGTCATTGATAGTTAGTTTCAAGTCACCAGTATGTTCCCCACCCAAACTACCTGAGAGGGGAACTTTTTTGCATGGCAGCTTCCAAGAACTGAATAATTTTACAAACCAGTTTTCGTGATAGTTACCTTTTATTTTACTTTTACTGGGCATTTATTATTTTATCTCTAATAGTAATTAAAGTTTTATAAGTATTAGAAGTCTTATCATCTTCTTCATTATAAAATTT